TACGGGGTAAGTTTGATTTTCCAGAACTCAAGGCGGTAGCATTGGATGCTAATAAATACTGGGAACCCGAAACGATTATTGTCGAGCAGAAAGCCAGTGGTGAGCCGTTGACCCAGGAGCTAAGACGCATGGGCATTCCAGTGGTACCATTTACCCCAACTCGAGGGAATGATAAACACACCAGAGTAAACAGTTGTGCTCCGGTGTTTGAAAGTGGAGCCGTCTGGTATCCGTTTGGTGAAAAATTTGCCGAAGACGTGATGGACGAATGTGCTGCCTTTCCTAACGGAGCTAATGATGACTATGTAGATTCCACGACTCAGGCAATACTACGATACAGACAAGGAAACTTTGTTGAGTTATACTCGGATTATGTGGACAATGAAGAACAGGTTCGTAAAGAATACAATTATTATTAGGGGTAGGTTATGGCAGAAAATATAGAAGAAAATATACAGGAAGAAGTGACTCCTGATAATATGAATGAAGTTGAGTCTCCTGAAATTGAAATCGAAGCATCAATGGATGAAGAGCAAGAAGATCAAGAACCTCAAATGACAGATGAACAAAGTGAGGCGGTAGAATTTTTTCAAAATTTAGCAGAAACCATGGACGACAGAGTCTTAACCAGCCTCGCCATGGAACTTGTTGCGGATTACAAAAAAGATAAAGAGTCTAGAAGTGATTGGGAAAAATCTTACATCTCAGGTTTAGATTTATTAGGTTTTAAATACGATAATGCGAGTGGTCCTTTTTTAGGAGCCAGTAGTGTAACTCACCCTTTGTTAGCCGAAGCGGTAACTCAATTTCAAAGTCAAGCCTACAAAGAATTACTACCCAGTGATGGACCAGTTAGGGCACAAGTAGTTGGTAACTCAACGGAAGAAAGAGAACAACAAGCAGAGCGTGTTAAAGAATTTATGAATTATATGATTATGGATCAAATGGAAGAGTACACTCCCGAATTTGACCAAATGTTATTTTATTTACCGCTTGCAGGTTCTACTTTTAAAAAAGTTTACTATGATGAGCTCATGGACCGAGCCGTATCAAAATTTATTCCAGCCGAAGATTTAGTGGTGCCGTATTATGCAACTGATTTAAAAGATTGCGAACGTATTACGCATGTTTTAAAAATGTCAGAGAATGATATTTTAAAAAAACAACGTGCTGGTTTTTATCGTGACATTGATATCTTACCATCAAGAAAAGATGACTCAGATATTCAAGACAAGTACGATCAACTTGAAGGTTCATCTAATCCATCCGATACGGATTACCAGTTTAACGTTTTAGAAATGCACGTTGATTTAGATTTAGAAGAATTTGAAATGGACAGTGATGAAAAAAATATTAAAGTTCCATTTATTGTAACTTTAGATGAAGGTTCAGGAGAAATTTTATCTATCTATCGTAATTACGATATGAAAGACGAAAAACAACGTAGAAAAGATTATTTTGTACATTATAAATTTTTACCAGGACTTGGTTTCTATGGTTTTGGCTTAATTCACATGATTGGTGGACTAAGCAGAACAGCAACTGCAGCATTACGTCAATTGTTAGATGCAGGTACGCTTTCTAACCTACCAGCAGGCTTCAAGAGCCGTGGTATGCGAATCAGAGATGAAGATCAACCGTTTCAACCAGGTGAATTCCGTGATGTAGACGCACCGGGCGGAAATATCAAAGATCAATTTCAAATTTTACCGTTTAAAGAGCCCTCTGGTACACTTTTTCAGTTATTAGGTTTCGTGGTCCAAGCTGGACAGAGATTTGCAGCGATTGCCGACATGCAAGTGGGCAATGACACACAAAATAGAAACGTAGGTACGACTGTTGCCCTTATGGAACGTGGCTCAAGGGTTATGAGTGCAATACACAAGCGACTTTATTACGGTATGCGTCAAGAATTTAGACTTTTAGGTAAAGTTTTTGGAAGTTATTTACCACCGCAATACCCATATGCAGTATACGGTGGAGACCGTATGATAAAAATGAAAGATTTTTCTCCAGAAGTCGATGTTATTCCAGTTGCTGACCCTAATATTTTTTCAATGGCACAAAGAGTTACGTTAGCTCAACAACAATTACAGATTGCCATGAGTAATCCACAGATGCACAACTTACATGAAGCGTATCGCCGTGTGTACGAGGCTCTTGGTACCAAAAATATAAATACTTTGTTAAAACCAAAGCCACAAAAGGCACCCAAAGATCCAGCAATAGAAAATATGGAAGCATTACAGATAAAAATGCCAACGGCCTTTGCCATACAAAACCACGATGCTCATGTGTTATCACACATTGCCTTTTTGCGTAGTCGTATGGTGCAAATTAATCCACAAGTGTACGCATTGTTACAAGCACACATCAGTGAGCACATTAGTTTGAAAGCAAGAGCACAAGTACTTGAAATGATTTCTACAAAAAATCCAGATAACATTATGCAGATACAACAAGAAAGACCAGAACAATTTAACATTATGTTGGAGTCTATGGTAGCGGATCGTATTCAGGAACTGACAGAAGAACTAGTTAATCAAGAAACAGCTTCACAACAAAAAGACCCACTGGTTGCTTTGAAACAACAAGAACTAGATTTACGAGCGATGGACATGCAACGTAAAGGCCAAGAGTTTAATACTGAAGAAGATCGTAAAAGCAATGAGTTTTACGAACGTATGAATCTTGATAGAATAGAACGTGACGACTCAACCGCACAGGCTAAAGAACGTATTCGTGTGGCGGATGATAAATTAGACATTGCAGCGAAGAAAGCTGAAGTGGATAGAAACAAGTAAGGAGGCAATATGTATAAACTAGCAAAAATAATGGCAGCACACCCTAACAGAAAAATTAACGGGCAATACCGTAGATTATACTTTCGTGGAAAGATGCCCCACAAACTTTAAAGAGATAAAATTATGCCTAGAAATATTAGTAAAAAAAAGAGCTTTACCGAAGTAACTTTAGCAAATAGACGTAAAGCAAAATTTAAAGACCCTGAAGGTTATAAAAATTTTCCAAAAGATCAACTGTTAGGTTTAGGCGAAGTTGTACTTGACGCCTTGCTTTTAAAAGGGGCGGGAAAATTTAAAAAATCTTTAAAATCAGGTAAAACATTTACTAAAAAAAGGGGTGGTCTTACTAATACCGTACCCCCTAAACGAGGACCCAAACCACAAGGTTATAGAAAGGGTGCCGATGTTGATTTTTACATGGGTGGAGATCAAAATTTTTCCTATGGCGGTGGAAAGCTATCGTATACTTACGACAAAAGCAAAGTTTCAGCAAAAAAAGATTTCCTGTTAGGTAGCCCTAGAGAAATAAATAAAAAAAAGTTTACAGCAGAACCTTACGTTACTTTTTCTGGGACCAAACGTAAAAAAGAAAGTATTAAAACACAACTTGATCGCATCGGTTTAGACACAGAGTATAATACTAAAAAGTTTAATTTAAAAACTAGATATTCACAAAATGCTAGTGGTAATAAAAATAAAAAGTTTAATGCTGATTTATCATACAGGCCAAATAATAAAATAAGTGTAGATTTAAACACTGATGCAAGAAAAAGTCATAGTGCCCGTGCAGAATTTACACCAACTAATAAAACAAAATTTAATATTAATACAGATTTTGATAAAGATCATAATTTTGGTTTTGAATACAAAGGTAAAAATACAAAACTTAATGTTAAATCGGATGCAAACAAAGAGCATAGTATAAGTGCTTTTTATAGAAAAAAAAATAAAACTGTAGAAGCTAGTTATTCAAGTCGTAAGGGACTTTATGGGCAAGTAAATGTTAATTTTAAACACGGTGGTGCTGCTGGTTGCCCTCACCGTGAAATTGGTGTAAAAAGTAATATCAAAGGTATAAGTGGTATACAACTTAAAGGTCAAAAATTTACAGGAACTAAATAATGTATGATGTAGATACGATTATTGCAGTACGAAACGTTATAAAAAAAGATATAGAAAAAATTAAAGAACATATAATATATAATATAGACAATACGGAAGCCTTGGCGTATGCTAAGGGCAAGCTCAACGGCTTAGAGCTGTTGCTACAGGATTTAAAAAACCTGCAAAATAAAGAGGAGTAAAAATGACAAGTAAGTCAACTATTATCAAACCTGATTATATCAAGGATGAAGTCGATTCATCACCCAAAGAAGAAGCCCCAAAACTTACACAAAATTATATTGAATCAATAGATCGTTTACCTGATCCAGTTGGTTATCGTATTTTAATTAAAATGTGGAAAATGTCTGAAACAACTAAAGGTGGTATTGCTTTATCAGAACAAACTTTAGAAACTTCTGAAATGACCTCAGTGGTTGGCTATGTCGTTAAAATGGGCAATATGTGTTACAAAGACAAGGAGAAATTTTTAACGCCTTGGTGCAAAGAAGGCCAGTTTATAGTCATTGGTCGTTATGCAGGGGCAAGATTTAAAACCAAGTTTGGGGAACATAGAATTATTAATGATGATGAGATTATTGGTACTATAGATAAACCCGAGGATATCCTCGCACTATTTTAGGAGTAAAATATGTCGGAAATACAACAAGAAGTTGAATTAGATTTAGATGACGTTCAAGAAGAGAGCGTTGAAGTAGATGTAAAACAAGAGCCTATTGAATCAGTTCAAGATGCTGTTGGTGAAGTTGATCTAGGGTATGTAGACCCCATAGAAAAAACTGAAGAAAAAGTAGTCATGCCCGAACCAACGGATACTGCACCTCAAGATAATTTAAAAGATGTTTCTGAAAAAACTCAAAAACGTATTGATAAATTAACTCGTAAAATGAGAGAAGCAGAAAGAAGAGAAAAAGCTGCTCTTGACTATGCTAAAGGCTTACAAACTAAATACGACTCAGCTAAACAAACTTCGATTACATCTGATGAAAGTTATGTAAAAGAATTTGATGCTAGAGTTGATGCTCAAAGAGAACAAGTAAGAATCAAACTGCAAGACGCAATTGAAGGAAACGATTCTGCAAAAATTGTTGAAGCTAACGATGAATTAACTCAATTGGCAGTTGAAAAAGAAAAAGCAAGAATGCGTATTTCTGAAATGGAGTTGCAAAAAACTAAAGCTGAAAACAAACCTGCAGAAAAATCTGTAGAAAACGCAGTTCAAGAAAAACAACCAGAACCTAGTGTTAGAGCCAAAGAATGGGCAGAAAATAACACTTGGTTTGGTAATGATGAAGTTATGACTAATGCGGCTTTTAGTATTCACGGTGATTTAGTGAAAGAGGGGTTTGACGCAGAGTCTGATGACTACTACAATGAAGTGAATGACAGACTTAAAGGATATTTTCCTCATAAGTTTGCCTCTACAAAAGTAGAAGAAAGTAAACCCGTTCAAACTGTTGCCTCGGCGGGGCGTAAACAGCAAGGACGCAGAAAAGTGAATCTCACCCGATCACAAGTAGCGATAGCTAAAAAATTAGGGGTGCCACTAGAAGAATACGCTAAATTCGTGAAGGAGTAACGATATGACAGATGATGTAAAGAAAAGAACCTCACGCAGTTCTAAGGAGAGTGTAGAAACTCGTAACAAACCTTGGACTCCACCATCAAGTTTAGATGCACCTCGAGCACCGCAAGGTTATGCTCATCGATGGATAAGGGT